TTAAGGTAAGGATAAGCAATGGAAAAAGGTTTTTATCACCCCGCACGGGGCTATTGGCAGACTACTGGCGACGTGCCGCAGTTCATTTTGGACGCATACCCGACAGGCACAATCGAGGTGCCAGTTAAGCCAAGCAAATATCACGACTTAGTAGACGGTGAGTGGGTGGACAACACGCCTTCGCCAGAGGCTATTGCTGCCGAAGATGAAGCCATCCGCGTTGCTGCAATTAAAGTTGCGCTGGACAACCAAAACTCGGTAAACAAGGTGCTGCTAAAGATCAGCTTCCTACAAGAAAACCGAATTCGTGTGCTTGAAGGACAGCCTGAAATAACCGCCACTCAATTCCGCACATGGGTAGATGGGCAAATTGATTAATGTCAAAACAACTAACAGAAGAAGAGCTTGATAGGGTGCGTGATCTGCTCTTAGCTGACGCTAGGAGACAGTGGGTCGTGTCCTCGTTAGCTGGATCAGCTAGGTGGGTGACCGCCATACTTGCTGCGTGGCTAATCTTTAAGGAGGCTATCCCGTGGGTAAAATAAGGACTGAGATTATATACTTTGTATTAGCTTTAGTGGTTATATTCATAAGTGTACCACTGTTGCCTAGCAGCCTACTACTGAAGCCTGAGAGTATTTCTGTAGAAGAGGAAAACATATCTTTTACTAGAAGTGTACTGTTCCCAGTTAATGCACACTGGTCATTAGAGTTTGAGCGTATGACGCCCATCCCTCCGATACGTAGAGTAGACTGTGATCAATCTGGGGATGCCCATTTCGAGGTAAGGTACGGTAGACCTGTAATCTTTGCTCACAACTGTACGTTTGATGGTCAAGCAGACAGCGAGTGGGAGTTGCGTATGTGCTGGGAAGTATCTGTAGTTATGCTCAACATGCGTCCAGTCTGTAAGGTAAAGACGTTCTACCCACTAGCATCAGAGCTTTCAAAACAGTTGAGTATTATGCGGCAGGAGATTAATGAACTAAGGAGTACACGAAATTGAATAAGGATGGATTGAATCTTGTCAAAGAGTTCGAAGGGTTGCGGCTCGAAAGCTATTTATGTCCTGCGGATGTGTGGACCATAGGATACGGGACAACTGCTGCTGCTAATGTAGGTATCAAACCTCGTTCTGGTATGTCTATAACTGAAGAAGAGGCTGAGTGGTATCTACAGAAGACGCTTGCAAAGTTTGCAGCTAGTATAGATAAGTATATCACTGCACCAATTAATGAAAATGAACATGCAGCGTTCCTATCTTTAGCGTACAACATTGGCCCTACCGCGTTTAAGAGGTCCTCTGCACTACGTCACTTTAACAATGGTGATAAACAACGTGCAGCTAATAGTATCCTGTTATTTAATAGGGCTGGTGGCAAGAAGCTTGCTGGGTTAGTTAGACGTAGGGAGGCTGAACGTAAGTTATTCCTAAAGCCTGTTAGTGTAAAGGCAAGGACTACACCACAGAGTAGCTTTTCATTGTGGGAACTAATTAAGAAACTATTCAGTAGGAGAACAACATGAAATTAGTAGAAGACTGGAAAGACGTATGGCGCTGGTACTCAACTTGGATTGGTGCTGCTATTGCTGCTGTACCTTTCGTGTGGATTGAGCTACCACAAGACCTTAAGGATTATGTACCTGTCGGATGGGAACCTTACATTATGGCTGGTATGTTTGTATTTATGGTTCTGGGGCGTATCAAGGATCAGCCATGACACGTATCATATCTAAAATACTTGGTGTATTAGGTATCATTGCTGCGGCATTTCTTGCTGTGGTAGGCATCCGTAGGGACGCTAAAAAAGACCGTGATAATGAAACCAAGATTAAGGATTTAGAGAATGCAAACGATATCAGGGATCGTAGCGATAACACTTCTGAGCGGTTGTCTGAATACGACGATGCAGGCTACAGAGACTGAGAAAGCTTTGTGTGAGGCTTGGTTTGATAGCCTACCATCTAGGTCCAGATCAGATACCCAACAGACACAGGACGAGATACAACTCGCCATAGCTACACAAGACCAAGTTTGTAACTGACCCGACAGACCAGACAGACAAGCAGACAGCAAAAAGCCCCAGCGATTCCTTGAGTGGAGTCACTGGGGCTTTTCTATTTTACAGGCTAGCTTTTGTTTTCTTCAGCAGTCTCTTGTGGGTCAGTCTCTTTATCCCCACGATCATGGTGATTGCCACCCTTACCGTTAGCATCACTGTTGTCGTCTTTAGGCTCCTCTGGTGGCTCTACTGGTGGTTTAGGCTCCTCTGGTGGCTCTACAGGGGGCTTAGGCTCCTCTGGTGGTTTAGGTGGTGTTGGTCGGTCTTTATCATCAACCCAAGGTGTACGCTCTGGTCGTGAGTACTCTACTGCAACATCCGTACAGACCTGAACACTTGGATTCAATTTATCAACGTACTCATCAGTACAGATTTGTTGTACGAGAGGCGCACAGGCTGCAACAGCTACTAATGTTGTGAGTGGTAGTAGTAGTTTCATTTGTGGATATCCTTCAAGGTTTCATTTGCCCATTCTAGATATTGTTGGGCTTTAGCCATATCTTCAGTTGTGTTGCCTTTGTACATAGCGCGGTGGTTATACTTCATTAGGTTGCCACGGCAGTATGCTACAAAGCCTTCCTTTCCCAGTACCTGTTTGATATACTCAATACATTCGATGCCTTCTCCGTGGTTGTAGTGGGCAGGTTTGCTTACACTATCGTATTCACTCATTCTGTGTTCCTCAAGTATATGGAGAGTGGCTGCTGATTCCTCATTTACCTCCATTTAACCGTAAGCCTCACTATTACGGCACCACTCTCATTGTTTAGGTGTCCTATCCCAGAGTCGAACTGGAACTAGAGATGTGCGCTCTCTGTAAACCTGCACAAGACTTACAGTTCGAAACCCATTAGGACTTATTATACCCTCTATATATACACTCCCAGAGTTATGTCAAGTCTACCATTTCACATACATCGCCTGAACAAGCAAAACTAGACATGCCAACCGTTGTATCTTCAAACTCATACTCACTTAACTTAGTCCAGTCAATAGTCTTTGGCATCTGATCTAAAAGAATATGATAGTCTGTTGCCATGCACTCCTGATAAGGTGCCTGTTGGTAGCTACCACCATCGTGAGGTAAGAAGCTTACACCAGACATTTCATCAAAATGCTTATACACAAAAGCACCTACTTCAAACCATTCATCATCCTTTACACTTACTGTCACACTAGGCTTATGCTCACACCAGTGACGCTGATACACCAACCAAGTCTCTAGCTGTTCAACGGCTGTCATGTCGTCACGTACTACACTACCTTCAGGTGACTTGATAGGAAAGCTAAAAACTGTAGTGGTATCAGGCTTCATTACACAAGGCTCACTAGGTACTCCCTGATCAATCATTAACTGCGTCAAGGGGTCTTTGTTGTCGCCCCTAACAGTGCGGACATAATAGGGAGAATGACGAGTGTGGATACCAGATGCACTATCAACAAGCTGAGAAACAGTGCCACTGGGTTTAACACAAGTAATGGCGGTACTAGCAGGGATATTAAGGCGTTCACTCCACTCCAAGTTAGTACTATTAGCAATGCTGAGTAAATGTTCAAGAGTTTTCTCCAATCCTTCGTTCTTTGTTGTCATTAATGGGTTATCCATAATACCTGTCAGGCTTACACCCAAGAGGCGTTCTTCTTCTGTGTTCTTCTGCCAAATCTTCCTTAAGTAAGGGAAGTGTGTATACGTTGATTGGATAGTTCCCAAGATAGTTGCAAGTCGTACTTTTCGTTCGAGGTCTTCAAGTGTGTCAGTAGCTCGGACAACAACTTCTGTAAGGTTGCAGAACTGATAGGGCCGTAAGATGATTTCGCTACAAGGGTTAGTTCCGAAGTCATGATTAGGGTCTCTTCGTCCATACTTGGCTGCTTGCTTTTTAGATGCTTCACGGTTAAATACTCCTCGCTCTCCTGATTTACTTTCTACTAGGGCAGTCCACTCACGTAAAAAAGTCTCTACATCTGGCTTCTCTGTGTAGCATACAGAGTTGTTAGCTAGACCGCGTTGCTTTTGTGTGTCCCACCACTGACCAGACTTAGCATGACGCATACGATCATCACTTAGGTTGCTGAGAGAGATCATAGCAGAGCGACGTACACCGCCTACAACAACTACTTCACCAATCTTACACATAATGTCGTGACACTCAATAGATGAGAGCTTACGTCCTTGTGCAGCCTTGAACTTCTGAATAGTAAACTGGAACAAGTCAACAAGAGGCGCTGGACCTGAAGCACGACCACCGAAAGTCTTAAGCTTTGCACCAGCAGGTCGAACCTTAGATACATCCCACTTAGGAATCTCACCAGCCCACAACAGTGATATAATCTGACGGTATGCCTTAGCCCAGCCTTCCTTAGAATCCTTAACTACTACTGTTGTCTCGCTATCAAATAGCACGTCTGGTACATCTGGTAGCTTCTGTACGTACTGACGCTCTACGGAGAACCCCACACCAGTACCACACAACAGGATGAACATAGCCTCATCAAATGCTTTAGGGTCATCCACAGAGAGGTATGCACAGTTATACATACAGGTGTTATCACGCATAGCAGCCTTACCTGCTGTCATCATAGCTCTCATAGAAGGCATTACAGCTAAGTCTAGGATTGAATCCTCAATAGAGATACGCATATCCTGTTCAGCTACCTCATCCCATGTATCGTCATTGATAGGGCCGAGTACAACATTAGTGATATAACGATCTACAGTTTCACCAAAGTCCTCACGTCGGTTCTCATCGGGTAGCCACCGTGCATAACGCGACAGTGCGATAAATGCTTGGTAGTCTGTCGGTAGTTGGTTG